CATCTAGAAACCCAGCTTTAATGAGTGACCCTATGGGAGCGAATTTCCATATGAGCACACAGCTTCCTGTCAATTTACAAAGAAATCGTTTTACTTAAAATAATTAATCTTAATATTTAGTTAAACTTTAGAATATATTATCTTTACATATAATATATGCTTACCAATCATCAAATCGAAGATTTAGCAAAGAGAATGAAAGTTCCTTTAGAATATGTAGGTTTTAAAAGTGACCTTCCAAAGAAATTAAAAACAAATCGTTCTTATATAATTAATTTAGATGATGAAGTAGATAAAGGAACAGGAGTTCGTTCAGGAGGAACACATTGGACGTGCTTTCAAATAATGGAATATCCAAATGGAAAAAAAGAAGGAATTTATTTTGATTCGTATGGTGCTGGTCCTCCTGAAATAGTAAAGAAAAAAGTAATGGATAATTTCAAGTTGGGTATTCCACATAATAAAAAAGATATTCAAAGTTTATTAAATGAAGCTTGTGGGTGGTATTGTTTAGCTTTTTTACATTTTATAAATGAATTTCCGCAGAGAACAAAAAGTTTATATTGGGACACAGAAGCATTTTTAAGTTTATTTGAAGACTTGAATGAATCGATTGACTTTAAAAAAAACGAATATGTATTAAAAATGTTCTTCCAATCAAGCGACCCATCAGAAAGAAAACCAATCGAAGTAATATCAGACCCAAATAATATAACAGGAGGTTGTAATGATAAGATATCGGAAGAAGGAGCAGAATATGCTGGTATGGAAACAATAAATGTGGATGTAAAATATATATAAGTGTTTTACTAATAGATAACGTAGTTTAAAGCGAAGCTACCTTTGGTTAAATATTATAATATATGTTTTAATAATATATATTATGAAAGTCAAATTATAAATTTTCAGTAAACTCGTTTTTATATGGAAACAAAAAAAAGTTGAAATGCTTTTTCGAATTGAAAGAAAAGACATCTAAAACGCAATATATCAAGATATAATCAATCAGAATGTCTAATAAAGTTGAAACCTCCTTCGAAACCTCCTTTGTTGAGAGTATTACGTGTTGCCGTATCATGTGTAGCGAATGCGGTGTGTGGATTGACCAATGCTATGATGAAAGCGGAGTATTTGTTTCAGAAGAGCCTGGAGATACTACTAACAGTATGTTGTATTGTATGCAATGTTTCAAAAACGAGTGTGCGGAAGGTAACATCGAGCCAAACTACGAGATTCAGCATACAGTCTCATTGACACAAGCAGGAACTTGGACAGACGAAGACGACCATGATAAAAACCAAGACTGGATTTTTGAGAAAGTAGAGTTTTTCGAGAAGGTCTCTGAATTAAACATTGAATAATTGTAGTTTGTTAATTGTAGTTTGTTAATTGTAGTTTGTTAATTGTAGTTTGTAATTGAATTAATTAAAGTTTGTTTTTTTTATGTTTTAATTGTTTTTGAATAATATATTATAATTATATCTTGATTAGAATTATAACTTTTCAGTAAGTTCGTTTTTATATGTAAAACAAAAAAAGTTGAAATGTTTTTTCGTCCAAACTTTAAACACATCTAAATAATAATAACTTCAAAGAATATAATGACGACTCCTTGCCCTGATTGCCCCATCTGTATGGAACAGATTGAATCTTTTACCAAGAACTGCGTAACAACAGAGTGTGGGCATTGCTTTCATACCAGTTGTTTAATGACAAGTGTAGCTCACAATGGTTTTGGTTGCCCTTATTGCCGCACCGCAATGGCTAAAAAGGTAGTTAGAGAAGCGGTTATTCCTTCGGAGCCTGATGAGATGCCTCCTCCTCCTCCTCATTCTCCGTTTGATAGACATGATAGAGTTGTTATTCAGCAGATGATTGAGCTACAGAATCAGCGAATTCTTGAGCAGAACCAGATAATCGAGCGAATGTTGAGAACAGGTAGTAGAACGAGACCAATTGTTTTGTAAAAGGTTCTTTGTTAATTGTAGTTTGTAATTGAATTAATTAAAGTTTGTTTTTTTTATGTTTTAGTTGTTGATATAATATATGTCTGAAACTTTAGTTATTCTTGATTCAACAATCAATGGAAAAGGATTATTTACACTTTGTAATATAAAAGCTGGAGAGAAGATAATAGATTACTTTGGCGAAGAAATGAGTTTATCAGAATTCAAAAATATTTATGGTATTTATAAACTTAATTCTCTCCATACTTATAGAATGAAACGCCAAAACAAGATTCTTGTAGCAAAGCAAGAGCCATATTTCTCAAAAAATGTTATCAATTATACAAATGAAAACATAAATCCAAATTGTGTTTTAAAAAAAAGAGCATTATATGCTTTACATGATATTAATGCCAACGAAGAATTAACACTTTTATATCCAAAAGATTATTATCGTAATTATAAGTTATATTAATCATCATTCTTGACATAAGTTTTTAACATACCAGCAGAGCTTCCCATGTCAGTCATAGTATTATTCACTTGTTTTTCTTTTGCAATAGTATCGCCAAATTTTTCAGTTAGATAAGAGTGTCTCATCATATTTACCGAAACTTTCATTCCACCAAAAATACGATTAAATCTTTGATTAAGCTTCACAGCAGTTAACGGATTCATATTTACATCAAATAACAAATAATCAGTAGGATTTACTTTAACCCATTTGTTGATAATGGTAGCTAATTCTTTTGGTATAATAATTTCTTGCTTACCATAAGTCTTGGCAGTCTTGTAAGAATTAAAAATGAACTTGCCTTTGTCTAAATAATTATCTTTATCTTTGTCAATATTTTTAATCTTAAAATCAACATAGTCTTTACTGCGTCTAGGAGAAATTAATTTAAATAATGCTAAAATAATAAAGTTTTGTAAAATTTGTAAATCACTGCTAGTTTTATTTTGTTTTTTGTAAATGACATTAGCATTTTTTTTCAATTCATTATAGATATTTTCGATTTCTTGTTGTGAAACCCAATTAGTTTCTTGAGAATCAGATTTTTCTTGTTTAGATATTTCGTGATTGTAATCCCTGACATCTGTAAGCATTTGGTCCCTGTATTTTTTGTTATCAGTAATGATCACGAGAGCAGATAAAATAGTTTTTCTTTTGCTAGGAGTGAGGTCTTTAAGATATTCTAAAATATCGTCAGCTTTATCAAATTTAGAAAAATCAATCTCTCCATCTCCATGAATTTTCTTATACAAACTTTTAAGAATGGAAGCGTAGGTTGTCAAAGATGAATCGCTTAAAGAGGCCCTTTTTTCTTTTATGTATGATTTAATTGACATATATAATTAAGTAATATTTTATTTTATTGCTTAATAATTTAAATATAAAATTGGATTTAAAGATATAAGATTATATAAGATTATATAAATGCCTAAAGTTGCTATGAATTACAAAAACACAATTATATATAAAATTGTTTGCAATGATTTAAATATAACCAATTCTTATGTAGGACATACAACAAACTTTACAAAAAGAAAACACCAACATCATTATAATTGTTGTAATGAGAATTCTAAAAGTTATAATTTATTAGTTTATCAAAAAATTAGAAGTAATGGAAACTGGGAAAATTGGTCTATGATTGAGGTAGAAAAATATAGTTGTGATGATGTAAATGAAGCATTATCAAGAGAAAGATATTGGCTTGAAATTTTGAAAGCAGATTTAAATAAATTAATTCCAACAAGAACATCTAAAGAATTTTATAAAGATAATAAAGAATATTGGAATCAATATCAAAAAACAGATAAACAAAAAGCATATCAAAAAGAATATTATAAATCAATAAAAGAAAAAAAACAAGAACAAATACAATGTGATTGTGGAAGCATTTATAATAAATATGGTAAATCAAAACATTTACAAACAAAAAAACATAAGAATAATTTAATATATAATTAAGTAATATTTTATATTTAGGATTAAATACTAAATAATAATATTTAAGTAATATATAAATGGCTGATTATTTAGATTTCCCTGACAACCTAGTTTTACATCTAGAGAGAGAAAAGCGTTCTTATAAAGTATTCACAACTGATAAGAGAGGTGTATTTAAAGTTCTAAATGGATTGATGGCAGGCGATGCTATTATAGATACAAGTTATATTAATGAAAGATATTTGAAGCAGTTATTTGTTGATAGCTGTATAAATGGTTATGACCTAAAAGCAAATCTTATTTTTAAAAAAGGATTATATGGAGTCGCACAAGAGTTGGCAAAGGAACGAGAACAGCAAGTAATGTTAGAAAATGATTTAAAGATAGTAGAACCAGAAGAAATATCAGAAGAAATATGTGAAAAGAATGTATAGGGACTTTCCTAATAGATATTTATATGATAATTAAGTAGAAATTGATATAAAACATTAAAAATCATATAAATAATACAATAATTAATCAAAAAACGATATAAAACATTAATTAAAATATTTTAATTTAGCCTTAATACATATTTTTGCTTAATAATTGGATAATTAATTCAATTATTAACCATTTTTCTATATAAATGCTTAATTATCATATAATATCTATTAGGAAAGTCCCTTCTTAATTATCGTGGCATCAAATCAAGTATGGTTGATGAAAAACTTCCACCTTTTGTAATCCTTTTTAAGTTTCTTTTATTTGTTGGTAGTGCGGTTGTCATTCCTGGAGATAAGTAATAACCCTTTCCAGTCATTTTCTTTTCTTTACCTGACGATGTACCTGCTTTAAATTGAGCAGCTCCTGCTTGTCCTATCTTTTCTGATATCGCTCCAAGCACCTTACTCTTCTGTCTTTCTCTTGGGTCATAACCTTTCTTTACTACTGCTTCTTGCCATAGCGTATCAGCAGCTTTCGTGGCAGCCAAAGCTCCTAGCGGACCACCAAGCATCATACCAGCTGTTCCTGCTGCTCCATAATATAAAGGAAGCCCTGCTGACACTGCTGCTGGTAACAAATAATTGTTTGTTAATTTACCTGATTGGTTCATTAGATTACTTATTTTTTTATTTTCTAAAGCATACTTTACTGGATTAATATTTGTTCCTACTTTGGCAAATCCTTTGGTTAAATCTTTTCCTGCTTTATCAAAACTTCTTCCTATTTTTTTAAATGCTTTACCTATTTTGATTTTTCCACCTGTTGTAGATTCTGCGTCTCTTACTTCTCCTTGTGCTTCTAAATCTGAAACCTCTGAACGATTTTCTGACATTTCTGTCATTGCTTCTGTTCCTTCATCTCCATCATCTACTGCAGCTACTTGTCGTGCTTGAGCAATTCTTGCTTTCAAAGCATCAATCAATGGCGGACCCCAAATAAGCAAACCTATACCTCCAAACAACATACTAATTGTCGCAATTATTCTATCTTGTTCTCCCAAGTTTCCACCTTTCATTCCATTGCCTCTTACTGGTCGTGCTATTGCCTGTGGAATTTGTCTTCGTCTTGGTGACTTGTCTGCAAAATAATCAATATATTCAGTTGGAACATCATTATCAACAATACCACTTAATCTATTTATATCTCTTTGTATACTATTTATATTATTTAGGTCTCTATTAAGCTCATACATTAGTGCTGCGGTTGGATTTTGCTCATATTCATCTATATTTCGTTGAACTCTTGGTTGTATAATGTCTAGACTTTGCTCTAATCTTTCTATTCTTCTTTCATTTTCTGACATAGGAGTTGAAGGTCCAGCACCTTTACCTTTTGTTATTTGAGTCTCGGCTACTCTTTTTTTTGGTTCTGTTTTAATTTTATCAAAAGTAGGAAGGTCTCTTTTAATAATTACTGGCTTTTTTAATTGAGGAGGAACTACTGATGGTCTTGATGATGGCTTATCATCATCTTTCATTGTCATATTTGCTGTCAATTCTGCTAATTCATCATCGCTTTCTTCTTCCATCATTCCACCTCTTAAAGGTCTTCCTCTTGGTTTTTTTTTATCTGTACTTATTATCTTTGAAAATTTTGTATGTTTTTTACCAGTCATCACTGTTCCGTCAGGGTGAGTATGTGTTTCCATCATACCACCTGTCATTTGTTTTTTAGCTTCTCTTGCTTTTTTCATTTTTTCTCCCCATACTTTTGCTTCTTCTGAACCTTTGGCTGGTCTTGGCATATTATATATATATTAATAGAATTAATATTAATTAAAATAATTAATACTTTTTCATCTAATCTTCTTCTTCTTCTTGTAATAAATCATCTAAATTTATTTCTTCGCCGTTAAATATCCGTGTTGCTAAATCCATCGCTCCATTTTCAATATCTATCACAGAAGCATACGGAAACATTTCCCATAATTGATTCACTACATTTTCGTAAATAATTTGAAATAGCTCTTCTGGTGTTGGTTCTCGTTCTGCCCCACGACCTCTAACCAAAGGTCGCTTCGCTCTAATACCTGCTCCTTCGGTTATTGTATTCACTATTGCTCCTAAATCTGTTACTGTATTTGCGAATTTTCTTGTTCCTGGTAATCCTTTAAATAATTCTTTTGTATCTTGTTTTATAAAATCGAAATTTTCTTGTGTTCCTACTTCTACTCCTTTTAACATTGCCATTATAAAATCTTGACAATTATTATTATAAGCTGAATATCTGAAGAATTTATCACCTTGAATTTTTTTTGCTCCTTCTAATAAGTTCAACATTGTTATTTTCTTATTTTTTGGAATTCTACTACATTGAGTGTTTTTTCCAGGAGGAATTGGGTTTACCATAGCATTTAAGACTTCGTTTTTCTCTAATAAGATTGTTGTTTGCGGTCTTGTTGCTAATTCAATTCTTAAATCTAAATGAAATAATTTGTCGTATGGCTTGTTATCCCATTTCTTACTGAATTCACCAAATGATACAGCATTTAATGCCGATGTTAATAAACTTGAAACTGGTGTTCTACAAGCATACATTCTTAATATTGGAATATTACCATATTTCTCAATAATTTCTCTCATTTTTGGTGGATAATCCTTACGACCTTGTGTAACAGCAGTTGCGTATTTTGACCAAGAATCGGCAGAAAACCAATCAGCTAATGCTCCACCTTTTAAAGAAATATCTTCATCTTCCATTAAACCTCTTTCTACTGATTCTTTAAATTTTTCCTTTTTATCTGGAATTACTTTTGCTTTTGCTTTTGTTTTTTCTACTTTAGGATTTTCTTTGCTATATGCGTATTTACATTTTTCATCTGACATTGCACAAGAATATGTAACTCCATTTTCAGCAGCCCATTGTTTTACATGTTGAATCCATTTATTCATCTATATATATATAATGTTTATAGAAAAATTAAAATATTAAATTATGTTCTTATTGATAAATACTCTAACCAATTCTTTCTGTATTTCTTTTCAACAGATGCTTCATAATCAATAACAAGAGCACTAAACTTTTCAGCCGTTGCGTAATTATATAACGATAATAATTGCTCTCTGTCTAAACCAATACCACTTTCGCTTAATATTAATTTTAATTCCCTCTCTCCAGATAACTTTAGAAGAACTAAATAGTTTAAATTCTGTCTAATGATTTTTGGCACACGGAAATAACTTTGCGAAATATAAATAACACTTACATTTAATTTACGAGCACGAATGTAGTAGTTTTCAATACGGCTTTGATCTTTAGCCAAAACGAGATCATCTAATACAACCAAATGATTTATATCTTTATCGAATTTATCTAATTGAGGTAAATTTTCCATACCTTCTTTTATCATTATTCTGTCAGATTTTGATGCTAAAAAATTGTACAAAGGCTCATCTTTATTTCTCGTCACAATTGTAATATCTGCGAACGTTCCTTTTCCCTGACTGAAAAGGTGTATTAAATTTAATAAAAAATTCGTTTTCAATTATACCATTTTCATTTAGATATTTCTTTCTAAAATCACTAAATCCATGCTTTTTAAATGGGCATAGCATTCTCTCGAATGGGTTTAGACTATATCTTAAGGTATCAATGAAGTTAGTTAGACTTCTCAACCCCACGAGCATTTAGTCGTTGAACTATCACCTTATTCTTACCATAACGAACTTAGGTGACGAGCTGCGGATTATCTCTATTTTATACATTTTTACTTTACCTTATGTGATTAACATAAGCCATCAATATATTTCTATATTAATTTAGTAGCATAAACTTTACAAGATGTTTCCGCAATTTGGACGTGTTGCTTAATACTTAATAAAGCATTAAACTAGCCATTCTTTTGAAATGACTTAGGCAAACAATTCACCTGAACCACTTGGAGCAATAATTGCCATGCGAAACGGCAGTTTTAAATTATGTAAATGATAGTTAGGATTTTCAGTTTCATTTAAAAACTCTTTAGGCATTACTTCATAAAAATTAATTGGTTTCGTTGAAGGTAATGATTCTTCTTTTTTTTCCTTTTTAGGTGGCATATATAATTAATAAAGATTATATTTAATGCTAAATATACAAAAAATTAAATTATTATATTATATAAAATGAGTATTTATTCACCACCAACTCAAAATGTTGCTATTTTCGATACTGAATTATTTAATTCTTCAGATAATACTATTACACAAGGACAAGCAGATAAAAGATACTTAAGGTTTCCTGTAGCTCAAGGAGACGAGACTTTACAAGCTATTGAAGTAAATGGAGTTGCTACATTTGACAATAATATAGTGCAAGTTGGCGATTTTAATATTGCTCAAACAACCACTACAAATACAGCAAACACATTAAAAGCATCTAGTGTTACTTCTAATTGGGGAACAACTCTTGCTAACCCTACATTAACTATTACCGATTCTGTCTCTACAAATACTATTCGCATGTTTCCTAATCTTCCTGCTGGTAATTATAATCAAATCGTTCAAGCTAATGATAGATGTATAATAGGTAATGGTGGTTCATTAGTAGCTACAGTAGCTGGAGGAACTGGAATTAACACTGGAATAAGGATTAATTCTACATCTACTACTATAGGATACGGAAGTCTTACATCAACACCTGATAGTGCGGTTGCTTGTAATGCTACTACTGTTGTTGTGAGACCTTCATTAACATTTCCAGATAATAAAGTTCAAAATAGTGCTTTTACTGGCGGAACTCCAGGAACTTATACTAACACTAATATGACTATTGATGCTAATGGTAAAATATCTGCTATTAGTAATGGAACTGTTGCATTACCATTTGCTCCAAGAGCTGCTAATTATTCTGATTATCAAAATAGTTCTGGTTCAGGTGCTTATTCTCTGGGAACAAAAGTTACATGTGGTGGAACTTGGGGAGAAGAAGATTATATTATATTAAGAGTAACTGCTCAAGGTAATTGGAAAAATACTGGCACAGGTTGGGAAAATTTTGCTGTCACAAGCGGTCAATTAATTTTTAGACCATATTATGCTCCTGCTGGATCTTGGGCTGGTGTAGGTCCAGGAAGTGGAACACAAGTTAAATATACAACAAATTCTGGCAATAGTAATATTGGTTCTATTGGAAAAGCTTTGTATTATACTGGTGCTATCAATAATGGAACTCAAAATTCATTTTATATTAGTGCCACAAATAAAGTTATTCAATTTGGTTTTACAAGTCCTAGTGCTACTGGTGGTTGGAACTATACACATTTGATAGAATATATCACACGTTCTCCAACTGGTGGAACTGTTACTTTTACAGATGGAACTGGAACTAATGCTACTAATAATTCATTACCTTAAAAATAATCTTTAGAAAAACAATAAATTTTATATATATATTATTATATTCTAATTGTATATATATATGGCTACTAATAACACCAACATTCAATTTTATACTGATACAAGAACAGTATTCACAACTTCAGATTTAACAGGAAAAACCGCTATCGGTTCAGCAGATGCGACTGTTCAAGGTTTTGAAATAGAATATGATCTTTTAACTCCTACTCCGAAAGCATTTAAAATATCTCCTTTAGGGGTTAATTATACAGATGGAGTAATAAATGATACTACCCCATTACCTAGAATAGCACAAGTCGACTCACTTATTCAATCTCTTGAAACTCCACCTGATGCTACTACTCTTCAAGTTGACAAAAGAATACTTTTAACTGATGGGGTTTCTTCTGGTTCAATTGGAATTTCTGGAACTGACACGCTAATTGATGCTACTAATAATTTGGTTTTAGACCCTGTTGGCGGTTTAGTTGATTTATCAGGTAATACTCTTGATATGGGTTCTGGAGAGATTCATCAATGCCGATTAATACATTCACCATTCAATAATGATATTACTGTTGAAGCAATAGGGACTGGTAATCTTGCTTTACGAACTAATAATGTTAGTAGATTAACAGTTGGGGCTACTGGAACTCTAACCTTTCAAGGTGGTATGACTTATAATAATGTAAGTAATACATTGACTGCCACCAATTTTACTGGTTTGGCAAGTAATAGCACAAGTTCTGTAAATTCTACTAATCTATTAGTAACAGCTGATAATACATCAGGAACATATTATCCTACATTCGTTAAAACAGCTGGGTCAGGTAATAAACCATTTTTTATTGATACTGCTTCACCAATGACTTACAACCCCTCTACTGGTGTGATGGTATTTCCTCAGCCTCCTACTTGTACTGTTTCCGCAACAACTGCTAATCAATTACTCAATTTTAATAATTTTATTATTGGGAATTCACCTCCAACACTTATTTCAAGTGGAGGTGGAACAGTTAGTTATGACGCAATAAGACTTGGTAGGTCTATTAGAATAAATAATGTTTGTATATATTCACTTGAACTACGAGCAACTAACATTGCTACTTTAAATGCTGGAAATTTATCCATTTCTTTACCTTTTGATGTTAGTTCTGAAGTTACTGCTACTTTCGCTGTAGGATTTGTATCAGGTTTGGCTGCTGCTGGTGCTGTTGAAATAACGGCTTCAGCAGACGCAGGAGCAGTAGGAGCAACTAGAGGTGTGGATTTATATATTCGTAAAGCAATTACTGATACAGCGTCTGTAAATTTAACAAAAGCTGATATTGCTACTAATTTCCGTGTCCGTATTAGTGGTTCTTATTTTGTTTAACCAAGGGTTAAAAAATTAGTAATTTATATATATATTATTATATTTTATTATATATATGGATAATAATACCAACATTCAATTTTATACTGATACAAGAACAGTATTCACAACTTCAGATTTAACAGGAAAAACCGCCATCGGTTCAGCAAATGATACTGTTCAAGGTTTTGAAATAGAATATAATCTTGGAGCAACTGGAGAAGCATTTAAAATATCTCCTTTAGGAATTAATTATACTTATGGACCAACAGGAGCTACTGGTTCTATTAATTATACAACCTTATTACCTAGAATAGCACAAGTCGGCTCACTTATTCAATCTCTCGAAACTCCTCCTGATGCTACTACTCTTCAAGTTGATAAAAGAATACTTTTAACTGATGGGATTTCTTCTGGTTCAATCAGAATTTCTGGAACTGACACACTAATTGATTCTACTGGCAATTTAATTTTAAATCCTGTTGGCAATGTTGATTTATCTGGGAATACTTTAGATATGGGAAGCGGCGAAATACATCAATGTTCTCTACTTCAAGGAACAAATAATACAAATATAACTGTAGAAGGCAGAGGAACTGGTGATGTTATTTTAAAAACAGGAGCTACTAATAGATTAACTATAGACGACACAGGATTTTTTAATTTTGATGGAGGTATGACATATAATAATGGGACTAATACTATTTCGGCTACTAGTTTTACTGGGTTAGTTTCTAATGCAACAGATTCTGTAAATACTACTAATTTAAATATTAATGTTGATAATACGACTGGAGCTTATCCAATTACTTTTGCTAAAAGTAATGTGTCAGGACAGCAACCATTATTCATTGGTGATTTAGCTCCTTTAACATATAATCCATTTAGTGGTGTAATGGATTTTTCTCAACCGCCTACTTGTGCTGTTTCCGCAACAACTACCAATCAATCGGTCAATTTTAATAATTTTGCTGCTAGTTCATATACCCCAATAATATTTGGGTCTTCTGTAGCAGGAACTCCAACATATGTGACTCAAAATGGAAGTTTCATAAGATTAAATAATTGTTGCTTTTATCAAAGTGAAGTAGAAATAAGTGCCATTAACGATATGTCAGGAAATTTAGCGATTTCATTACCATTTGCTGCTATAGGTACTGGTTCATTTCCTATTAGTAACGTAGCAGGACTAGGTCCTACAGGTGGTGTTGATATTAGTTGTAGTATAAATAATGCTGCTACTGGTGCTAATTTAGGTATTCGTTCTACTATTGCTTCTACTGGTATTGCTAATTTAACTCAGACTAATATTACTGATACTTTTAAAATATCACTTGGTGGAAATTATTTTGTAGCTTAATTACATGAATGAATGGACTGAAGATATTGAGAATATTTTAGAAAATGTTAGGATAAATTCCATATTGTTTTCAAATTATCACAAAGAGCGTTTTTACGTATATAAATCGTATTTAAAATACTTTAAGTTACCATTGATATTTCTCTCTAGTATTAATAGTATTGTAGCAATCGGATTAGTACAATTTGTAAGTCAGGAAAAGGTTAGTGTAATTAGCTGTATGCTTTCTTTAATTTCGGCTGTGATAGCAAGTGTGGAACTCTATCTCGGAATTCAAAAATCGATGGAGGTGGAGCTGTTGAGTAGCAGAAGTTTTTTGCTATTAGCCTACGAGATTTTTAAAACGATTTCTTTAGCTAGAGAGAATAGGTCAATATCAGGTAAAGTCTTTTTAGATGATAAATTTGCTGAATATTTAAAGCTGGTAGAAGGTGCGAAACTAATTCATTCTAAAAGATTGAAAGATAGTCTTGCTCCAATACCAAGTCAGTTTGTAACTAGTAGCTCAACAGTAAGCACACCTAATAATAGTGACATTGAAATGAATTTATCAGTCCCTAATTTTTAAGTTAGAGAGAAAAATTATAATATAATTATATTGTAATGACAGAATATTTCAAATCGGTTGAAAAAGCTTTACATAAACATTATGGAAAAGATGTTGAATTATTTCCTAGCTCTAGAAAAGATAAAAAGTTTATGGTCTTCTCTCCAGAAGGAAAGAAAATTAATTTTGGTCAGAAGGGATATTCTGATTGGCATCTTCATGGTGACCCAGTCCGTAGGGATAGATTCAAATCTCGTAATGCTAGATGGGCTACAGCTGATAAATGGACTCCAGCTCATCTAGCTTATTGGGTCTTATGGTAAATTAGTATAATTGATTTATTTTTTTTATAAATTAATTATATGAAGTCTAGTTGTGTTAAAACTTTAGAGAGAAAAAATCCTGCCTATAAGAATCTAAACAATTCGATGGTACAAATAATAAATAAAAATGATTTAAAGAAACAAAAAGAAGTAGAACCGATGAAATTATAAAATAATTTATTTGGATAATATATATGGACGAACAAAAAGAAAGTCAAATAAAAGATTACTATAAAACTCATCAACAATCTCAATATTCTCGGAATTATTATAAGATGTATAAAGATAGATTTAAAAAGTATTATGAAACATATAAGAAGAATAAATTAAATAAGGAAAATGGTAGTTTTAGGAAGCCAAATAAAGTTAAAAAAACAAAGCGTGAACTAGAGGTGATTAAGTGGAATCGAAGATTAGCTAATAATGAAATAAAAAAATTAGAATTTATTAAACAATTGCAACAAGAACAAAATTTAAAAGAAGAACAAGAACAAAAATAAATACAAAGGAAGTTTCTTTAAGTTGTTTTTATTTATTATTTCTCTCTATGTTAAATCTGGAAGTCAATCTTGTTTGTAATATTATTCCATTTTCCAACAATTACTTGTTCATTATCCATAACATATTTGTCGTAGTCATAACAAAACCTAGACTTTTTAGACCTTAAGTATTTCTTGCCTTCAAACTCGATTTTATTGACTACTTCATACTCTTCTTCTACTAGCTTTTCTACTAGCTTTTCTACTAGCTTTTCTACTGGCTTTTCGACTGGCTTTTCGACATCGATTGGCTTAAATTTCTCTTCATCAATAACTACACCGGCTTCCTCACAATCCATAATTTCGCTATCACCATCTGGATACTTATGTTCATAATTTTCAACACCTATATGAGCTTCAATACATAAATGTTCCCCATTTGTAAGGTAAATATTTAATTCATTATACTTGACTCCCCAGTCTTCTACTTGAGAAGCATCTTCTAAATTAATATTTGATGGAATACAAAAGAAGTCTTCTTGGAAATAACTAACACGAACAACTTTATTGGAACTCATTTTAATTCTTGATTGATTACTTGTTTAGATGTCTTTTATTTTATTTTAGAAAAGCATTTCAATTTTTTTTGTTTCTCATATAAAATCGAGCTTACTGAAAATTTATAAATAGAATGAAAAAATAGAATGAAAAATAAATTAAATTCTATTCTATTCTAACAAAAAAAGGAAATTTCTTTAAGTTGATTTTATTTATTATTTATTATATTTTATAGACTTCATTTTTCTAACCAAATCCACATCACAAAATATTCCTCCATCAGGTTTAATCCACATTCCACCTTTAAATTTATATCCTTTTGACATATATTCATCATTTTTTTTAGACAATTCTTTCTCATCTTCTTCGTCCCAATAAGCACCTTCATCACACGAGTGAGATTTAGCACATCTTAAACAAATTTCTTCAGTTGCCCATTCGTCCTTAAATCTTAACTGAATTTTTTTTGTCAAATTTAGTTCCTTACTTGTCATCAATATATCTTCTTGACACGCTGGACAAAATATTTCAATCTTTAATACGCTTGACATCGTCTATTTATATTGTTAATACCTTTAATTATTTATTTTAAATTTATTTCAATTTTATTTTAAATTTAAAATAAATTTAATTCAAGTCTAACAAAAAAAGGAAATTTCTTTAAGTTGATTTTATTTATTATTTCTCTCCAACATCAACTTCATTAATATATTTAATACAAGGAACACAAAAGAAGTCATCGTGTCCGTAAAGTCCCTCTCCAAAATTTCCTCCATATCTATACTTCATTTCGGTGTATTTATATATTTCTCCACAACTTTTACATTTTTCAGTTGTATATTCTTCAATACAATTTTCACAAAATAATTGTTCGGTAATCATGTCTTCTTTTGAAAAATGATATCTATTCCAACCCATTGCTTTTGTTAAATTTTTAGTTTCATCACAATGTTTTCCACAACATTCTTCCTGCTGTTCTTCCTCCTCATCTTCGCAACAATTTTCGCACTGGTAAAAACCTGTATCATCATCGTAATTATATCCATCTTCTAAAATATTTATATTTGTTTTACACTCCTCGCAGATAATATCTTCATCCTCTGGCTTTTGAGTTGCAGCAGCAAGAAGAGTTACGAATAAATCATTGTCATCGTCATAATCATCTTCATCATCGTCATCATCTCGCTTCCAACCATCTTCACGCATCTTATCGGCAAGATCATTACCACATTCACTACACATGGTTACATCATTCTCACATTCCTTCGTAAAGATAAAGATATGAGTATTTTCAGTTAATTCACATTCACAAATTATTCTCATGATATTATTAGACGACATTTTAATTCTTGATTGATTGCTTGTTTAGATGCCTTTTATTTTATTTTAGAAAAGCATTTCAATTTTTTTTTAAATTTAAAATAAATTTAATTCAATTCTAACAAAAAAAGGAAATTTCTTTAAGTTAATTTTATTTATTATTTCTCTCCAACATCAACTTCATTGAAGCCTTCGTCTTGTTCATCAATACAAACATCTTCAGCTTCTACTATTTCTTCTTCACAATGATAATTATAGTCAATCTCATCCGCAACAAAATAATTTATTATTAATTCTTTACCATTAGTTAAATAAATGTATAGTTTTTCCCCTTTAACACTCCAACTTTCTACTTGAGTTTCGTCTTCCAAATTAATATTTTTAGGAATACAAAACGCTAAAACATTTGAGTAAGTTAGTTTAACAACTTTACAAGACGACATTTTAATTACTCTTGGTTTGGTTTATTTAGATGTCTTTTATTTTATTTTAGAAAAGCATTTCAATTTTTTTTTCTTACCATATTAAATCAAGCTTACTGAAAATTTATATTTACTTTAATTTTTTTTTAAATTTAAAATAAATCTACTTAAAGAAAATGGGAATATATTATATTATTAATGTCGTCGAAAAATAATGATTATATGAAAAAATATTATCAGGATAATAAAGAAAAGTATCAACAATATAGTAAAGCATATAAAGAACAAAATATAGATAAAATTAGAGAATATGCCAAAGAATATAAAATAATCAATAAAGAAAAAGTTGATAAATATAATTGTGAAAAAATCACGTGTGATTGTGGAGGAAGTTTTTGTCGGAAGCATAGAGCTGCTCATTTTAAGACAATTAAACATTTAAAATTTGTTTCATCTCAAACGACGTTTTAATGTTTTAATGCAAAACGGACAATTACAACTACTATTTAAGCTTTTAAATTTTACATAACAATTTGGACAAATGAAATGACCGCAACATAGATTCGGTATTTTTCCTGAAACATATAATTCACAATTACCACATACTTTTACTTTTTTAATCATCTTGTATATATATTTAATAATATTATTATTTAAATTGGTTTTTGCTAAATATATATATTAATATGGAAATTCATCAATTTCATCATCTTCTAATTCATCTTTCTTTTTTTCTTCAATTACGAAATCTTGTAATCTTTTTTCTAATAATTTATATATATGACAACCAGCAGAATTTTTACTATTTAAAATAAAATCATATTTTTTTATTCTTGATAAAAATGTTTGTTTAGATATTGGTTTATATTTTTTAGGATTCATTTCACACCAAAAAGTATATCCTATGTAAATTTCATCACCACTCATTGGTGTATCAAATTCTTCTTTTTGAAATAGTTTTTCAATGAAATATCTAATTTCTGATGGTGTTGTTGCTGTTTGGACTTCTTTATATAATTTTGTAATTGGTCTATCATTTGTAGTGTCAAATTTAGAAATATCTAATTGTTTTAAAAACAAACCAAATGATGTAATAGCTACTTTATCTTGAAAAGCTGTTAATAATTTTTTAAAATAAATTGTATCATTTTTAATATCAGTTGAACATTCTGCCACTACAAATCGTCTATCTGATTGTTCAATTTTAACTGGATAATCATTATTGGTAAAGAATATCATTCTACTACAATTTCTAATCATAATTGGGTCAATACCTTTCTGTTCAAATGGAATATTTTTAGCTGTAATAAAGCTTTTGATTTTATCACTGCCTAAAAAACTGTCTTTTCCACTCGTTTCATCCATTAAAACTAATAATCTTTTTGAAATCATAGGAAATCTTCCTATAATATGGTCTAAATTTGCTGTTGATAATAAATATTGCTCACCTAAAATCTTTTCAGCAAATGTTTCAAAGAATATATTTTTTCCACAACCTTGTTCAGATTTAAAAACAATAGAAGTTCTTGGTAATGAACCAGGTTCTTGAACTATATGTGCCAAATATTTTAAACAATAATCTAATACTTTATTATTTTTGCCAGATAAATACCATAAATGTTTAATAAATATACTTGAATTGCTTATTATTTCTTCTGGTGTTAATAATTTTACATTTCTTAAACTTTTTTCATATTCTAATCCAGTATATAAATTAAATATATCTTTCTTTGATGGAACTGGTGGTGGTTTAAAATCAACATCTTCATATTCTTTAATGTGAATATCTCTTATCCATCTATTTATAAAATCTTCCATATATTTGTATAAATTCTTAAGTTTTTCTTCTGTCAAAAAATCAAAACCATCTTCTTTAAATCTTACATAACATACTTTTGACATTAATTTAAAGTGAAATTTCTCAAAATATTTCTTACGCTTAATATATAATTGGTCTTCATAAATTTCTGCAATCTTTTCTTCAGCTTTTTTTATTAATTTATCATTAATTTTAAATCTTTTTTCAATTTCTCTCGCAGAAATATTTTGTTTTTTTAGTTCTTCTACTTCTTTTGTCAATTCTTCAATTTTATCTGAATATATTTTTATCATATCTAGACATTCAGTTTTATCAGCATGTATTTTAATAAATTTAAATTTACAAAAGTTTGCCTTTCCATATTTTTCATCTAATTCATTTTTAAGTTCTTGGTTACTTTCTCTCGCTAGTTCAAAAATATATCCCCAACCAAGTCTGCCATTTTTATTTTCTTCTGGCTTGTCATAATATTTTTTATTTTCATCATAATTGTAACCTTCACAGTCTCTCATAAATTCATCATATACTTCAAAAGGAATACCTATATTAGATGATGCTCTTTGAAATTTAAACCAACTTAAATATTCTTCAAAATATTCTTTATTAATAATCGAAACATAATCTTTATATTTTTGAGTATAATCATTTGAAGAATATGATGGTAAAGATGATGATGATGATGTCAAATTATTTGATTTTGTTTTTATTTCAGTATATTGAAATGTTGGCAATTTTTTATCACTAATATGAGTAATAATACTATCTTCAAATTCACCTTCAACTAAAATCATTGGTCTATTTTCACCTTCTTTACTGGCATTCCAACATCTTAATTTTCTATTTTTGTCATAAACACTTTCATCAAAATATTTATCTGAATAAATATAATCTTTGAAATTTAAATCTCCAGCATTAAAACTGCTTGCGTAATTATTTAAATCAATAATAAAATTATTCAAATGTGATTTTAACATTAAACAATTTTTAATTACTATATGAAATGATATTTTCCATTTTGATTGATTAGTTTTATAACAATTATAATTTGATGATGATGATGTTAAAACACAATATTCTGGAACTAATTCAAATATTTCTTCAAATACTTGTGTAATATATGTTTTACCTAAATCTACAAGTTGAGTAGTTGATACATCTTCATAAGTAGAGTCTTGATGATAGTAATCAAAATCAAAATATGGGTGAATTGGGGCGTCATCTGGTATTTTTTCGTATAGGTTAAAGTTCTCACAAAGTTCTTTAAATACTTCTGTCGATTTACAGGTCTTTAAATCAGTTGTCAAATTCGATTCTATTTTGGTAGTGTATGTTATAAAAACTGGGGTATTCATATTAGATATATATACCAAAGAAAAAAAATCTTTAAATCAATTTTTTTCAATAATATATATCTAAAAATATTCCTAAATATTATTCAATAGTTTCAACTTTCAAACTTTTTGATTTCAAATAATTCTGTCTCATTAACTCTTTTTGCTTCTCAGAATTTGATTCGTAATATTTCTTTGAGTATGCCCTAAACTTTTCTGGGTGAGATTGTCTATATTTTTTATTTGCCTTTCTCTGATTTTCTCGTATTCTCTGATACTTTTCCAATTGCTCTGTAATATTAATTTGCACAGATATATCACTCATTATTCTTATATATATACTATAGAAAATTCTCTAAATCAATTTTTTTTAAATATATATTAGGAAAGTTTTTACGGAGGCTTCAAAACAAGTCTCCGTCAAGTCTCCGTTACCATATTTTTACTTTCTATTTTTTATTATTTTTTTATTATCATATATAGTAATAAAATATAAAAATATAGAAAAAGCTTATGGTAACGGAGACTACGGAGACTACGGAGACTTGAAATAGGATTATTTGGAAAATGTAAAAAAAATAAATCTTTTTATAAAAGTAAATGATTCAACTTTTTAGTCTCCGTAGTCTCCGTTCCCTCCGTCATTAACATATATATCTATTAGGAAAGTTCCTCAAAAGTCATTACAATATTTTCTTTCTCTCCAGGTTTGTTTTTAAGAAGTATAGAATCTAGATGTTTTTGAGTTCTTTCATGTCTTGCTCTACTAACTTGTTGTAGTCTTTCTCCACAATCACAAGTATAATATTTTTTATGCCAATCCTTGATGTCTTGCTTTCTAATTTCCTTGTAATCATTTTTCTTTTTTTCGTTGATGACACCGAAGGAGTGATTAAGTTTATCAATTTCGCTAAATATCTGCTCCATGTTGGCAATCATAAACATTCTATTTTCTAAAACAATATTTTTATATTCTTCAATGACAAGTTGAGTCTTTTTTTTCCTTTGATTATAATACCCGAGTGTTTTTCCAGAATTTTTTTTTAAAAATTTATTAATATTATGAATATTTTGTTTATCTTTAATTGTTAAAAATTCAGGATTATTGCACATAATAACAATTTTATTTTTTAAGTCATCAAATTTCTCATTAATAAAATCCCCAATAATTTCATCTACATTTTGGTAATGATAAATAAATGTGTTAACGCTAAGATTGAAATCTTTTAATGCTTCATAATTAAACAATTCTTCGAAAGTATAACTCATCGTATATACAAATAGCAAATAAAAGAATTTTAAAAATTTGAAAAGATACTTATCTTAATTATATATATAATGAGTAGTGGCTTACCCATAAATACTTTAGCTCAAGCAGCCGAATACCGAAAGAGGTATATGGCAGATTTAGCTTTGACAGCTCAAAATGAAGCTTACAATTTACAAGCAAACCAAGTTTATAGACAAACAGGACAACCTTCAAGACCTCCTGATACGAGAACAACAACTGAAAAGCTAGGAGATATAGAAGCAATGAAGGTATCATTAAGAAGAGGACTCATGGGTGTAACAGATGGAAGTCAATCTAATGAGACAGTAGATAATTTAACAGTTGATGAAGTAATATTTACAACTCAACAATTACCAGCAATTATAAGTGATTTAAAACCTCGTTTTGCGAATGGTGTTCCAGCTCAAGCATTATTAGCTTATATAAGAGCATTAAGACGTAGATTTTTAGCAACAAATGGAGTAAGTTTTGCTGGACAAGAAGCAACATCACAACAAATTTTAAATGCGATTCAAGCAGGTGTAACAGCATTAAATGCTCCAGGTGGTCCTTTTGGTATAGGTGGTTTAACTCCTTCAGCTCCTGTTCCTTCAGGTCCTACACCTTCAATTCCTTCTGTTCCAAGCGGTCCTGCTCCTTCGGTTCCTACTTCTTCTGAAGATTTAATGCTTCAAGAATTTAGGCAAGAATTTGAAGAACCAGCAATGCGATTTGGTCCAGATTCAAAACAAGAATGGGATGCTTATCCTGTTGCTGGTGGGTTTGCTCCTTTTCCTGATTCTCAATTATTACAAGTAGAATTTTTAAAAATATGGGCAACATCACAATCTCCTGAAATCCAAGCAACTTTTAAACCAACATGGTTGAATCTAAAAACATTGAAACCTCTAAAAAGGGCTTTAGAACCTGGTGTTTTAGCGAAATTATCTAGTCCTCCAGGTTTAGTCAGGACAGTAACTGTAGAGCCTGATGTAACAGGAACAAGTATGAGACGTAGACCAAAATCTTATTTACCAATGGGAAGAACAATATCAGGATATGGATTAAGTCTTCCAAAGAAAGTAAAGAAGGCAATCCAAGTAGATATGTCAAGAGGTTTAGCTTATGAATCAGCACCATCTTATATAGCATTTGGTAAGTATGTGATTAATCCGAATAAGATGGCATCAGGTGTTTTTGATATGAAAACAATGAAAGGAGGTTTAGTAGTAAAATATCCTACAAAAATGGTGTCAGCAAAATTGTCGAAAATGATAAATAGAATAATTGGTGGAAGAATGCCTGATGAAGAAGACTTTAATGAAATGGATTTAAATGACCAAAACTTCTTATTTAATTTAGCAAATGACGCAAAAATAATGGATAGATTAAAGTTGCCTACTCCAAAACGCACAAAAGAAGGTGAAGAAACAAATAGATTCGAAATACTTAAAGGACAAATAATCTCAGGCAACGATAATAAAGAATTAGTCAAAGAATTTAAACAAATGTTGGTAAAACTTTCAGATGAAGGAAGAATTAAGAAATCTGAAGCTCGTGAAATATTGTTGGATTTAGTTGCACTTGGTCATTAGAAAAATAAAAATAAAAATCTATCAAGAATGTATAATGCCAGTACTTGACGTAGATGGAGGACTTATATTTCAAGGATATAATCCACGTATTTTAACAGGAAGATTACCAGCTCAAGAGAAACCCTTCTTTTTTGGAGGTTCGCAAATTCCAAGCAGTTTAGGATTAACAAAATCAGGAATGACTACGAGATTAGTTAAAAAATTACCTTTTATAAGGAAATAAAGATGAAAATATTTTATCTATTGTATTTATATAATAAATGAGAACAATTGTCCTTAATCAAAATAATCTTGTTCAAGATGGAAATAATAACACTTTGGTATATAGATTCCCAAATTCAGTAAATTTTAGTAATAGTCAAATAGCAATTTCACAATTAACAATGTATTATTCTTGGTTTAATGTAACATCTAGACTCGCAAATAATAGATTTACTTTTAATTGGATTAATACAGCAGGAACAAATAGTTATACAACTTACACTATAACGATACCTGATGGTCTTTATGAAATAAGAGATTTGAATAATTTTTTACAATTTGTTTGTTTGAATGCTCCCAATTTATCAACTGCCATTATAAGTCCCACACCTACTAGACCATTTTATTTAGTAAATGGTGCTGGAGACAATGTGTTTTATGCTGAATGGATAGTAAATCCCACTGCGTATGCTATTCAATTAAATACATACAGTGTTCCAACTACTTTACCAGTAGGTTTTACGAATCCAGGACTAACTTTATTACCAGCTCAAACATTCAATCCAGTAATTACTACGCCAGCCTTATTTAACAATATAGTAGGTTTTAGTTCAGCTTTTGCTTCATCTCAAAATCAAAATAACGCTGGAGCAAATCCAGGAACAACGACAGCTTACAAAATTGGTTCAACTTTTAGTTATTTATCTACGATAACGCCTCAGGTTCAACCAAATTCAAGTTTATTGGTAGCTATTTCAAATATTGATAATGTTTATGCGAACCCAACATCTATTATTTATTCTTTAGCACCTTCTGTTGCTATTGGTCAATTAATTGTTGAAAAGCCTCCTGAATTTAATTTTAATAAATTATTACAAGGAACGTATAATGAATTGAGACTTCAACTTTTAGGAAATGATTTCCAACCAGTAACAATAAAAGACCCAAACATGACAATTATTTTAGTAATTAAAGACCTTTAGGTTTAGAAAAATAATATAAGTTAATTATATATACAAGATGTCAAGCTTTTTGAATGGAGATATGACAGAACAATATTTAGTGAAATTATATGACGATTTTGTCAAGGAACAGCAAAGATTGTTGACTGATATGAAAAATTTAAATGACGAGAGTATGTCAAAAGAATCAGATATTCAAAAACAATTACAATTAGTAACATCATTAATTACAACAATATTGAAATTAAGAAATGCCAAAAAAAAGATTCAAAGCAAATTATCAGGAAATTAAATATTATATCAGTTTTTTTTATTATTATGATATAATATAAATGAAAGTTCTATGTGTTAAACCACATTGTATGAGTGGAAGAGTAGCTTCGAAAAAAAATATGTCAGGCACTGGAGTGGGTTCAGTTTTATTACACGGCAGTAGTGGTGTGGCTGGAACTTATACATCAGATTCGCCAACTGTAGGAGATATTTCAAGAGGCACAGGTTTAGGCAAAGATATAGCCGCAAAATTGGATAAGTTGAAGCTTCAATCAAGAAAAAAGCCTGAAAATATTAGTTTTAATTTTTGAATTTGAGAGAATAAATAAATAAATTATAAAAATAAGTTATTTATAAATTATTATCTTTCGATATATTATAAAATGTCAGGTGATACGATGACTTACGATATGGCTCAAGCCAGTGAAGGCACTTCCCAAATTTTCTTGAAAAAAGATTGGCTTAACATCTTGGATAATCAGTCAGGAAATTACAGAGGTTCTCAATCTGTTATAGATACCTCTCAACTAGCAAACTCCAACAAATATATGAATTATCGTGAAGCTTACTTAGCCGTTCCGATGGTTCTTTCTCTAACAGGGACAGCTTTACTTGGTCCCGATGCCAGTTTAAATTCAGTAGATTATGGAATTGGTCTTAAGAATTGGTTCGGCTCTATTATTCACTCTTTTACCCTCGATGTAGGAGGAACTACTATTATTCAACAAACCCCTTTTTCCGGTCTTTGGAATTCATTCAAATTAATGTCATCTCTTTCTTGGGATGATGTAGCAACCATTGGTGCTTCTATTGGTTTTTATCCTGATAACGCTTTATCCGTCAGTTTTAGTGCTGCTGCTAATATCGATGGTGTTGGAACTTGTAATAACCAAAATCATCTAGCTTTTCCAGTTGTTACTGGAGTTGACAATTCTTACGATGTAGCCAACGATGGATTCTTACGCAGACAACAATATATCAATTATGATGCTGCTGGTCTTACTGCTCCTAGCTCAGCTCCTTTTTCTTCTCTTTTGACTCAAGCTGCTTGTGACCAAGTTTACAAGTCTCACATTTTCAAGAAAGCATATGCTGGTGGTGCTGGTTGCATTCAACACGCTATTATGGCTGTTATTCAGTTAAAACATATTCACTCTTTTTTCCAAAACATCCCATTATTGAAAGGTGTTTTTATGAAAGCTACTCTCAACTTGAATCAACCTCAAGTTGAATTGAGTGTCTCTGCTGGTAAAGCATTGACAATTGTTTCTACTAACAGCCCTCTTGGTGGTGTTGTTCCTATCATGCTTTCATCAGCCAGAGGTAACAATGGTTTATCTGCTGTTGGAGCTGGTAATTTATATGCTTCTTTATTCGTTGGTAACCAAGTCACATGGACCGCTCAAACAGCTCAAGGTGCTGTCAATAGTAGTTTCACTCAATCAATTAATTTATATGTGCCTTCCTACACATTTAACAGCGTTTTTGAACAGGCTTATATTTCCAATCCTGTTAAGCGTATTGTCTATACTGATATTTACCAATATCTCGTTTCAAACGTTGGTGCTAATGCCAATTTCAATAATTTAATTACTAATGGTATAGCTGGTATTAAATCAGTGCTCGTTCTTCCCTTCTACACTGCTACGGCAAACGGTGGAACTGCTCCTATCCAATCCGTATTCGACCCTGCTGGTGCTGGTCCCACATCACCTTTAGTGCCATTATCCAACTTCAATGTTGTGGTATCTGGTCAGAATATGATTTACAACACTCAAAAATATTCTGGTTATGAGCAATTTATGAATCAATATTACGGTTGCTGCAGCGTAAATGCTGGAATGACCGACGGTCTCACTAGTGGGTTCATCAACCAATTGTCTTTCGACCTAGAACACAATTACTACTATGTTAACACCAGCAGAATGCTCCCCGTCGAGGAACCTGTTCCCAAGTCAGTTTCTATCATTGGTCAAAATTTATCTGCCAAAGCTGTTGATTTATATGTGTTTATTGAGTACGGGGTCGAAATTCAAATAGACGTTCTCAGCGGTAACAGAGTCTAAAAAATAAATAAATAACAAATATAATTACTAAACTACTTTATCTCATTTTTAATAAAAATGCCGAATAAATAATCTTTAGTAATTATATAAAATGAAGATGATTAAATTCGATGCTTCTCCAAAGCAGTTGTCAAGACTACGCAATGGACATAGAGTCAGGATTAAAAATCCTGTTAGTGGAATGGGTTTTAACTTAATTGTAGACCCATCAAAATTCGATGCTGCTACTCGTTCTTTTTCAAGAGGTTCTGCTTATCAGATTCAATTAACTCCTGATGAACTTATGGCGAATAGACAAGCTGTAGATGAAGGCGAGATTGAAGGCGAAGGTATTTTTGCTGGTGGTAAGATGAAAATAGGCAAAGCATTTAAAAAACTCGGAAAAAAACTAGAAAGTACTGGTAAGAAAGCAGTAAAAGGTTTAGCAGCTGGTGAAAGAGCAGTCCGTAAAAGTGCTGTTGGTAGAACTATTGTCAAAAAGGTGGCTCCCATGTTAGCGGAGTATGGAGTAAAATCTTTAGCTCAATATGCTGGTGCTGACCCTGAAACCTCAAAAGTGCTAGGTAAAATTGGAAGTGAGGGTGCTAAAGCAGGTTTAACTGAAGCAGGTTATGGTATGTATGCTGGACGTGGTATGTATGCTGGAACTGGTATGTGTGGTGGTCGTCTCGCAGGTCCTCCTTCTCGTATGCCTGAAACGTCTTCAATGTCTTTAATTGGTGGAAGTTTATTGTCATCTAGAAACCCAGCTTTAATGAGTGACCCTATGGGAGCGAATTTCCATATGAGCACACAGCTTCCTGTCAATTTACAAAGAAATCGTTTTACTTAAA